TTGTTCGCCTGTGTAATACATTTAATTTTTTCCGTTGTTTTTATTTTACTCTTCTATAACCTCATACCCAGCACTGTCGTTAAGTTTGCTTAGGATAACACCGTTTCCTTTAAGTTTCCATTCCAAGACATCTCCCTCTTGCCAACCAAGGGTTTCGATGATGTCATCTGGGAAAACAATAAACGATTCTCCGTTTTCATCTTCTTGTACTTCCAGGATGTAGCTCATTTTGTTAAAAGCTTTTCAACAAGTTTATCAAGCTTCATGTTTATTTGTTTGAAATTGTCATGCATTTCTTTAATTTCCCTTAGGAAGTCTACTTTTAAAACGTAGTCGAGTGGTAGTCTATTCACTTTTTCCTCCAGGTTATCAAGTTTTCTTTCTTGATTTTGTACTGTAATGTCAATTTGGCGGGCACGTTCCGAAAAGCGACCTACAATTTTATTGGCGGTCCAGCTGCCGCCGGATACGCCAGAAATAATAAGTGTTACGAGCAAAGCTAAATACTCTGGTCCCACAGCTAAAACTCTTTTCTTTATTCTAAGCTTTAGTAGTCAAGGTGGAGATCTCCTTTCCTTGCCAAGCCTGTAACTAACCAAACAAGAGCATCAACACAATCATCATGCCCACTTACACCGAAGTTTGTGAGTTCCTCGAAGAGATTAGTAAAGTTCCTAAAACGGTTAAAGATGATTTTTCGATCTTCAAACATGCCAATGATGCCACGAAATCGTGCCAACTTATCTGCACGGAACCCTTTCACTGGGTGCCAAATCAAGTTATAGAGACCTTCACCATTCAAACAAACCCGCTTAAAGTCTGCTTCTAGAGAGGCCTGGTACTGAACGGCTTCTGACCAAACATCGCATGTTGAGTATGTAGGGAAATAATTTCCGTTGGAATCCATGCCAACAATTGACCAGTCATTTAACAATTCTTTTAGGGCATCTAGTTTTTCTAAGTTGCCCATGACGCGAATGCGTCTGTAATCAATGATGTGTATTACATCTCCAATTCGTCCACCAAGAACAAATACCGTATAGTCATTTTTCTCTTTAATGCCAGCAGAAAGGTCCACACCAATTCCCAAGGCATCAAACTCTGTTGCAATTTCCGCCTTGACAATAAGTTCTGGCGCCAGTGATAGTTCATTTTGCCTGACAATTTGATTCATGTATTGAAACGAAAAAGCAATTGGTGCCTGTCGTTTCTTTTCTTTGAGATAATCTAGCGGCCACTGAGATGGCCAATAGGAAAGTTCTTCTCCTGTTTTGGGATCATTTTGAATTGCAGAGAGGATAATCTGTGTCCAATTGTTTTGTTCATTAAATGTTGTTGCATGAATATCGTCATGCCTAAATCTGGTGCCAAGACAAATTGCGCGAGCACCTTCAAACATAGTGGGAGAAATCACTGCGTTCCAGTTGTCCTGCATTGTTTTGCGAATGTCAGGATTACTGATGTCCGCAGAAGATTTAATAGGGTCATCAATACATACCAAGTGTGAACGTTTGGATGTAACTGAACCTTTAAGACCCGCAGCACATAAGGTAAATTGTTCGTCACCAGTGGTATCAATACCTGCAAAGCGGTGGTCAATAGACCAATACTCATTGCTGGTTACGTTCTTCAGTAGCCGAACCGTTGGGAATACTTCTTGATATCGTTTGCTTTCAATAATGCGTTTAATGGTTGCTGACTTAGATCGCGCAATATCTACGGTATAAGAAAGATAAAGAATCTGCAGTGGTTTTTTAGCGGTAGTGTGTACACCAATTGCCCATGCCGTAAACAAACCTAAGATTGTGCTTTTGGCTGAACCCCTGGGGGCAAGCAAATCAATATTTGGTCCGCCTATTTTCATAAGGCAAGAGCTATCGTTATTTGTTACAAAATGTTTATGCCAATCTTTATGATGCTCAGCGGGAGGTTTATCGGCTACGTACTCACAAAAATAACCAAAATCATCACGTGCTTTTTCAATTTGCTCAATATTTTTTACTTCTTTAATTTGATGATTTTTTGCTACTGCACGCGCATTCCTACGGTAAGCAAGGTGAAGGTAGGAAGGCATGAATAAGTTTTAGGTAGTAGCTGAATACTAGCCTATTTCTTGGCTTTTTGTTCTTTATATTTGCGTGCTTTTTCCAGAGCGGCCTTGCGCTTTTCCTTGTCGTTCATGTCACTTCCATCTTCTTTTTTTGCTTCCTTCTTTGTGAAGCGCAAAAGAAGTTCTGGTGGCATCTTAGAGTTAGCCATTAACCAAACGAACGATTTGAGTATCCAGCGCCCATGTTAATGCCCTGTGGCGGTCGTTGGCCTGGCTTGGGACGTCTTGTACCACGCGAGAAATTATCGGGGCCTTGTGGAGGATTTCCGGTGGGGGGTCCACCAGGTGGTCGTTGGCCTGGGCGAGGTGCTCCTTGAGGTTCTGTGCTGCCGTCACCACCAAACATTGCTGTGTAATTTGGTTGCGGCATGGAAGATGAAGGAGTATTCTGTTGTGGTTGAGCGCCTCCTTGGGGAGCACGTCTTGACATGTAGCTGTTGTATGCATCCAAGGAAGTATCTCCACCTCCAGGGCGATTAGGGGGTTGGCCAGGTTGCGCTTGGGCCTGCTGAGTTTGGCCTACGTTAGCAACTTGTTGTTTTGCATTTTCCAGGGCATTCTGATAAAAGCCGGGGGCTGTGCCACCCCCGTCACCAGAAGTTGGAGCTTTAGAAGTTGCGCCCATGATTACTTTTTAGTTTTCTTTTGCATTTCCCGGAGACGGGCCATCTTATCCTTGGGGCTTTCCTTGGGAGGAACTGCTTTGCCAGCAGGAGCTTTACCGGCAGGAACTGGTTTACCCTTGGGGGGTACAGCTTTACCAACAGGAGGCTTGCCTTTGGGCGGTACTGGAGCAGGCATGATATTTATGCTGTTGTTCTTATTATAAGGGAACTGCGGCTTTATTGTTATTCTTCTAGTTGCATGCGTGCCCACACTGACATTGAGGCTTCATGTAGCGGAGATTCAATAGGATCATCTTTAAAAATAAACATGATCTCTCGAATGGCGCGATCGGCGCCAGCCATTAGAAGGCCTTTGCGATCTTTGGAAGACGTAAACTCTTCCATTTGAATAATGGTGCCACGCAACTCTTTTTGCATTTGAGCAATACGTGCAACACCTGAGTCACGCTTGACTTCTCCTGTTTCAACAGCGTCTCGTAACTTACGAATATCTTCTTGCATCTCATCAATTTGATCAGCCAATACCTTGCGGTAATCTGGCTTTATATATTGATCTTTGATCCACTCTTCACACGAAGTAATACTTCCTCTGTATCCAAGGAAACGGGCATAGAGGAAGCATTCAATTATTGAATAGCTTTCTGAAGCAAATGAGAGAAATGACTCTTGTGTGGCAGAATCTAAATTGTCTACCCAGTAGTCAAATAACTCAATATCGATAAGCTTGGTTGGCCTGTTGATAGTCTCTTGCTTGATCTTGCTGCTTGTATTCTTGGGCTTGAGTGTTAAGGGCTTGCTGTTGTTCACGGTTAGTTTTGGCTAATTTTGCCTTAGCTTCGTAAGATATGTTAGCCGCACTTTTGTATGCTGATTCCTGTTCAGGCGTAAATAATTGATCGTAATCTCTATTGAAAGTTTGTTTATTATATTGTTTTTGTTCGTCTTCTGAAAACGACCCCCATCGCGGATCGTTTTGGTAACTAAGATCAGCGGCCATTTTGCTCCATGGAGTCGGTTTCTTTGTTTAGTAGTTTTTGTTTGGAATATGAATACGCAGCATCTGCTGCTGCTTTATATGCTCGCATTTGAGAATCAGAAGAGCCGTTGAGATCCCTTGTCTCATTAGCAGGATTTGGTTGGTCCAAGGCTTACGGCTCTTTGATTTTTAAATCAGAAATTGCTCATCATCTGAGCAAGACCCTGTGCGTAGATATTGGGGCGAGCCGAGATATCCTTGGCTTGTTGCTGACGGATCTTAGAGTTTTCTAGGCGACCAAGGAGGGTCTTGAAGTCATTAAGTGAAGCTTCGCCCATGCCACCATACTGCTGTTGCAGTTGTTGCTTGGTAAATACGTTTTTATCGTCATCAGTTAAAGCCTTATACCTGGGGTCATCTTCAACCCCTTTAATCAAATCGTACCCGCCGGCGGCGTTGAGGCTATAGGTGGAGGCCATGGTTCTCGTTGTTGTCTTTTTAAATTATAGCAAGCTTGGTTTTAATTCCAAAAGCCTGCTGTCAGATTGGACAACAATTGTCCCTGTGTACCTATCCTAGCAGTGGCCTGCGTTCCTTCATCTTTAATCTTTTGGATGTCTTTATCAATTTGTCCTTGCAGGTTAGTGAGACCTGCGTTGTACACAAAATCGCGTTTCTGGCGCTGAGCATCCTGGAACTGTTGAATTTCAGCTGGTGTACCAGTGACCGAAGAGGGCATGGACGCAAAACTAACACTCGATGCTTTGTCAATATCCCCAGCGAACGTAGGATCTAAGTTTGTATTGTAATTAAACGTACGTTTTCCAGTCTTTTTCTCTAAGCCATCAACCGTTTCAGTCTCTTGTTTGCCATACATTGTGTCGTAATAATTTGATAGATAATTATC